TGCCAAGCGTGACCAGATCCTCCAGCAGATGGGCACTCCGATCCCGAAGAAGTATGCGCTTTCGACTTACGGCATTCCAGAACTCGAAGAAGGCGATGAGGCACTTGAACCCCGACAAGTCGGGGTTCCGGGACTCGGGACTCGGGACCTGCCTGCGCAGGCAGGCTCGGGGCTCGGGGGTTTCTCCGAGGCCGGGGACAGTGAGAAAGACCTGGCGAAACTCGAGAAGGGCGCGATCGCCGGAGCGCTGAATGCTTACGCGGCCCTGATCAAGCGGGCGGTCGAGGAAGCGGCGAAAGAAATGTGAAGGGTGAAGCGTGAAGTTTGAAAGAAAGAAAATCCGATTGCGTCTCGACACCAGCGAACTCGTTGACCGGCTGACGGAGGTCATGGTGGCCGCGGACATCCTGGGGCGCGTGCGGGTATTGATGGAAGCGGCGCGCAAAGGCGCCCAGGTAAATCCCATGGGGCGGCTCGCGGCGGCGGTTTTTGCGGAAAAAGAAAAATCAAAAATCAAAAATCAAAAACCCGGTCCTTCGGGGCCCCGGAGTGCGCGATTCTCCGAGACCCTGGGTTACGAATCGGTGACGCCGGAGGAGGCTACCGATTTCATCAAGTCGCTGACGAGTTTCACTAAGGCGGCTGCCAAGCGGTTGGCGCCGCAATATCGTCAGGCAGCCTTCACGGTGGCCCACGTCGAGGAAATCGCGCTGCTCGACCGCACCAAAGAACTGCTGGGCCAGGCGCTCGAAGAGGGTTGGACGCAGCAGGAATTCATCGACCGGCTCAATGAGAGTTTCGATTCTGCCGGCGTCACTCGGCTGAACTCCTACCATGCTGAATTGGTGTTCCAGCAGAACATGACGACGGCCTATTCGAACGGCCGCTACCAGCAGATGCACGATTCGGAGGTCCTCCGGGTCTTGCCTTTCTGGCGCTATCGGACGATGGAAGATGAGCGCGTGCGCCCGAACCATGCGGCCCTGGATGGCTTTGTGGCGCGCGCCGACGATGCGGTGTGGAGTTACATCTATCCACCGAATGGATTTAATTGCCGCTGTATGGTCGAGCCCCTACTGCGTTCGGAAGGCGAAGCAGCGCTCGGCGCTAACGTCAACATGCCAGGGTCGGAGCGCCTGCCGGCAGGCGGCGGGCCGGATGAGGGGTTTGAGTCGAAACCGGGCGTGAGTCTGAGGCAACTCGCGAGCGGCGAACCGTTGTAGGGAGGAAACGATGGCAGCATTTAATAAGTTTCAAGATTTCATCGAGCAGGTTGGCAAGGGCGTACACCAACTCCATGCGGCAGGCCATACGCTGAAATGTTTTCTGACCAATGAAGCGCCCGTGGCCACCGATACCGTGAAAGCCGACATGGCAGAAATCAGTGCGGGGAACGGCTACACCGCCGGGGGCGAGGATATTCAGAACGACTACTCGGAGTCTGGCGGCGTGGGAACTTGCACTGCGGTGGACATCACTTGGACGGCCTCGGGGGGAACGATTGGCCCGTTCCGTTATGCAGTGATTTACAACGACACGTCCACCAGCCCCGCCGATCCGCTGGTTGCTTGGTACGATTATGGTTCGTCCATAACCCTGAATCCAGGCGAATCTTTCAAGGTGGATTTCGGGGCCAGCGCATTCACTTTGGGCGCGTGAGGTTTCAGGTGCAGGCGATGGGCAGAAGTTAGATTATGGCGCTACCAACCTTCAAAGCGGCAGGAACATTCACGGCGGGCACGGGAGCGATCGCTCCGCCTTATCCGGCGTCTCCAAATGCTCCGGTAGCCGGTGACATTGCGCTGCTGGTTTGCGAATCTGAGAACCAGGCGATCTCGCTTTCCTCGGCCCAAGGTTTTGTCGAATTAGGTGCGCAAGCCAACAAAGCCGCTGGAACCGCCGGCACCAATCCCGCTTCACGTCTAGCAGTCTATTGGAAGCGGTGCGCTGGCGGAGATACCGCTCCCACAGTTGCAGATTCAGGCGACCACACCTCAGGGCGGATCTACCTTTTCTCAGGTTGCCTCGCTACTGGAGACCCCTGGAATGTCTATGCCGAAGGAAATGATGGCGGCGCGAATGATACTACGGGCGTCATCCCTGGTGCGACCACCACGGTTGCCAACTGCCTGATTGTTCTGATTTCAACTTCCAGTTACAACGGCACGAGCACGACGGAATTCTCCGCTTGGACGAATGGCGACTTAGCCAATATCGTAGAACGCGGAGACAACACCAACACGGCAGGTTACGGCGGCGGACATGGATTAGCGACGGGGGAGAAAGCCAGCGCGGGAGCTTATGGCGACACGACCGTCACGCTGGCGCATACCAGCTACAAGGGTGCAATGTCGATTGCGCTCAAGCCTCAAGTTGGCTATACGCTCACCGCTGAGTCAGGGTCGTTTTCTTTCACCGGCATGGCTGCATCGTTGCTGATGAGTTTCGTGCTCACGGCGGCCACTGGCTCCTTCGCATTCAATAGCACAACCGCAGGGTTGCTCTACCACCACGTACTTGCCGCCGAGAGCGCAAATTATCCAGAAACCGGCACGGCCGGCGATCTACTCAAGGCTAGCGCACTATCCGCGGAGGCAGGGAATTTCGCCTTCTCTGGCAGCTCTGCCGGGTTGCTGGCTTTGAGAATCCTGAACGTTGAATCCAGCAACTATCCCTGGACGGGAACTCCGGCGGGACTCAATTTCGGGTTCACGTTGGCGGCGGATTCCGGCCCTTATGCCTGGACCGGCAGTGATGCGGATTTGCTGAAAGCCAACGTGCTCACCGTGGAGGCCGGTGCCTACGATTTTGCCGGGAGCAACGCAGACTTGCTCTGGGCAAGAGTTCTGGCGCCGGAGTCTGGCGCATACGGTTGGGCCGGCAGTGACGTGAATTTGCTGAAAGCCAACGTACTCGCCGCGGAGGCCGGCACCTACGATTTTGCCGGGAGCAACGCAGATCTACTTGCCGCAAGAGTCTCGGAACCCGAATCGGGTTCTTATGCTTGGCTGGGCAGCGCCGCGGAACTCCTCACCCAGCGGGTCCTCACTGTAGATTCCGGGAACTACCCTTGGACCGGGAATAGCGCGGATTTAATCTACGTTCCGATCGAAGGTGCGATGCTCTTCGCAGAATCCGGCAATTACGCCTGGGAAGGCACACCGGCGGAATTGCTCAAGAGCAGCGTGCTTGAGGCGGCGGCGGGCAACTATAGTTTCGTTGGCGGTTCCGCCAATCTCTGGCGACCACAGGTGCCGGAAAAGGGCTTCAGCCTCCCTGCTCGGGCGAAAGGGACGGGGCTGGGGAAAAGATCCAAAGGTTGGGGAATGCCTCCGCGCAAAAAGGGATTTTGATGACCCTGGGAACAATTACGAAGCAACCTTATGAGGTTCTCGACCGCTACGTGGATTTTGCCCGGGAAATCCCTGAGGCGGTCACGATTGAGGTCGATTCACTGAAAGCGATTGACTTGGCGGACAATAGCGACTCGACCGAGAAAATGATTGACAGCGATCCGGGTCCTTCGGTCAGCGGGACGAAGGTGGTCTTCCGGATCCAGAACGGCGCCGATGGCGAGCACCACAAAATCACCGTAAGGATCATCGCATCCGATGGCCAGCATTTGGAAGGTGATATCGATTTGTTCGTGGTGGAGAGGTAGCGAGGATGCCGTTTGCCGGATACGAAAACTTCGAGGCTTGCGTGCTCGACCAGACCAAGAAAGGGCACAGCGAAGAAAGCGCGCGGCGAATTTGCGGGAAACTCCAGGCGGAGGCGGAGGGAGAAAACAGAAGTCAGAAGTCACAAATCAGGAGTCAGCAGATGGCGGAAAAAGACAAAGACGACAGCGCGCGGATGTATTTGATTGTCGATGAGAATGGTGAGGGCCACCTCAAAGTGAGGAATTCGCCCGACGGGCCACTCGACCACGGCCTGATGGGCGCGGCACATGCGGCGCTACTCAGTCCGCGGGGATTTCGCGGCAAAAAGTATGAGGGGCCGGACAAAGAGAAGGCCATCGGCAAGCTCAAGAAGCTCTACGCCGAAGCGAAACTCGAGTGGCCGGAGAAAGAGATGGGCGAACTCGACGGCAAATGGATCGAGGTTTTCCGCGGCGGCGATTACGGTGATAAGGGCAACTATTCCCGCGCCGATCTTGAGGCTGTGGCGCGCAATTACGATGCCGATGTACACGAGGCCCCGATCTGTGTCGGACATCCCAAGACCGACGCACCAGCCTACGGCTGGGTCCAGGAACTCGCCGTCTTTGCGGAGCGCGCCCCGGTCCTCATGGCGAAGTTACGCCAAGTCGACCCGGCCTTTGAGGCCCTAGTCAAGGCGGGAAGATTTAAGAAGCGCAGTGTTGCGTTCTACAACGACCTTGGGGGCCGAGGACTCTATCTCCGGCACCTGGGATTTCTGGGGGCACAGCCGCCGGAAGTGAAAGGGTTGAAGTCAGTGTTCCACGATGCCGATTCGAAGGGCGCCGTGGAAGTCGAATTCAATGCGGCGCAAGCCGCCGAGGAGGAAGACATGGAAATTGGCGACATCAAGAAAGCCTTCGGCGAGGTTTTGGAATCGCTGGGACTGAAAAAGCGCGACCCCGATCTGACCGGGGCCGCTACAGTCAAGACATTCTCGGAAGCGGAAGTGAAAGCGGCGACGGAAAAGGCTGCGGCGGATGCTAAGGCCGCGGCCGAGAAGGAATTCGCCGAGAAGCAGAAGGTTGCCGAGGCGATCGCGCTGCATAAGACCAAGATCCGTGAATTCATCGAACGTCTGAAGCCCCTGGGGAAATGGATCCCGGCGTTCGAGAAGTTGGGCCTGGTTGAATTCATGGAAGCACTGCCAGGAGAGCAAACCATCGAGTTCGGCGAGGCGGGAAAGAAAGAGAAGAAATCGGCAGTCGAGATCTTCCAGAAGTTCCTGGAAGGCTTGCCGAAGATCGTCCAGTTCGGCGAGTTGCCAGCCCCAGCGGGTGCGGGTGTGGCGAATCTTGGCGGACCCAAATTCAATCCAGCAGCGGGCATCGAAATGGATCCGCATTCGGTGAAGGTGGCCGGGCGCGCCGAACAGATTGCGGCGGAACGCAAGATCAGCTTTGCCGAGGGACTGAAGGTGGCACGCAGGGAACTGGGACCGACGGCGTAGCGTCCCGATTTATGGGGACAGATGGCGGTCTAAAGACCGCCGCTACGGCCTGTATCGCTCGTGCCGGCTTCGTAGCGGCCCCGATTTCATCGGGGCCATCTGTGGCGGTCTAAAGACCGCCGCTACGAAGACTGGGGGACCCCGAGCGGAAGACCAAGTCAGAAAAGCGAGGAGGAATTAAACCATGGCAAAGGCAACAAGAGGACCCAAGGGCACGCCTTTCCTCAATACCTACCGGGCGCAATCGAGCGCGCTCACGCGCGGCTATGCGGTGAAACAGGGCACGGCAGACGATCAATGCATCCTGGCGGGAGCGGCGGAAGAGGCAATCGGGATCGTGGCCGAAAGCGCCCTGGAAAATGCTCTCGTACCCGTCGTGCAGGACGGGGAGTGCATCGCCATCGCGGGCACCGGAGGAGTTGCGGCTGGGAATTGGGTGAAAGTGGAAGCCGGCGGCAAACTGGTGGCCTCGGCCGGCGAGGACACAGCAAACATCGGTCGAGCGCGCACCACTGCCGCAGCCGATGGCGATGAGTTCGTGCTCGCCGTGAAGGAAGTCAAGAAGCGGTCGTAAGGGTTTGACCCCCGTCGGCCCCGGAGGGCGGCCGGGACTTTGAAATCTGATTCACGCCCCAATCTCTCGGGGCGAAAAGGAGAACACCATGGGAGGCTTTGCACCACTCTCTGGGAGGCTCGATGCGGCACTATCGACCTACGCCCAGGGGTATCGCAACAACGACCTGGTCGGCGACCTCATCTTCCCGCGCGTCGGCGTCCAGCGGCAGACTGACAAATATTGGGTCTGGGGCCGGGAAGCCCAGGAACTCACGGAAAACGATCTGCGGGCTACGGGGGCTGGGGCGGAAGCGATTCGCGCCGCGCTTTCCAGCGATTCCTATTCCGCAATCAGTCACGCTCTGAAATTCGACTTGGCGGACGAAACCCGGGCGAATTTCCAGGCGGGAGATGCCGAGCAAGCGCTGACCCAAATGCTCATGGACAAAATCCTGCTCGCCAAGGAAAAGCGCGCGCTCGACCTGATCAGCTCGAAGACAGTCGTCACCCAGAATGTGACTTTGGAGGGCGGCGACCAGTGGTCAGATCCACTCAACTCCAATCCGCGGGGCGATGTGGACCTAGCCAAAGACACCATCATGAAGACTGGCACGCGGGTCAACCTGATGATCATCGGCCCCGAAGTCTTCACGGCTTTGCGGTCGAATCAGCAGTTGCTGGAGGCCCTGAAGTACGTCCGGGTGGGCGTGATTGGCGAAGCGGAACTGGCCACCTTCTTCGGGATCGACCGGGTACTGGTGGCTCGCGGTGTCAGTTTCTCCGGATCGACTGCCAGCTTCCTGATGGGCAAGCACGCGTTCCTCGGCTACGTCTCGCCCGGGGCTTCTCAGATGGATCTGTCGTTTGGGAAGACGTTTGTGTGGGAAGGCGCCCCGGGAACCATTGGGGGAATCGGCACGGTGATCGGTCGCAATCCTGATGTGACCGCCAAGAGCGACATCGTGGGCGTGGATTTCTACTACGACCAGAAAGTCTGCGCGGCGGCTACCGGGTACTTGATCTACAGCGCCGCAGCCTAGGGGGCGCTGGCCGCGTGAAGTGAGTCTGTGAATCGCACGCTAAATTTCCGCCTGCCTATCGCAGGCAGGCCCCGACACGTCGGGGCCAAAGGAGAAGGAAATGAAGAAGCGAGGGTTGTCTTTTCTGCTGGCAGGGCTGCTGGCGCTGGCCATGGCCTTGCCGGTTTTCGCGCAACCGCGTACGCCTATCGTCATCAGCAAACGCGCCATCGGTGCCGGGGTGGCCGTGACGGCCAATGGAAACCTCTGGACCGCCGCGCAGTACATCGGGAATTACGGCGCGGCGCTGGTCAGTGTTCGTAAATCCGGTACAGTCGCCGGCTGCACTCTGACGTTCTACACCGGGCAGACGGCGGCCACGGCGACCAACGCGCTCGATGATGCGAACAACAACTTCTCGTGTGCCACGGCAGTCAACAAGGTCATCAACAACCTGGACCAATATCTTCAGGGAACGGTGAGCTCGTGGTCGGGCACGGGAACGATTACGGTCTACGTCACACTCGTAAACGGCGTGGGATGGAACATGAATGCGACCATCAGTGCCGTGACGCAATCGACGGGATCGGGCGCGCCGGGGAGTTACTGGTACGCACGACTCACTAATGGCACCACTGGTTTCCTGGACGTCTCGAATGGCGTGGGGGCACAGGGCGCCGGGGTACTGCAAGTGGGGACACTCGGCACTATATCCGCTGCGGTGGCTTCGGCCACTATGACGCAAGTGGTGGCGGCGCCGGGATCTGGGTCGATTGTCCTGTTGGGCATCTTGGTGGAAAAGGCTACAGCGACGACCGGGTTGGTCACCGTCAGTTCCGGGACGGGAACCAACTGCGGGACCGGGACGGCTACTCTGTTCTCGATTGGCCCAGGATCGCCGGCGATCGGGTTTTATCGAATCGGGATTCCAGTGGGCAATACGAAGGCCCTGTGTCTGACCACCGACGCCTCGACGACGAGCGCGCGCGCGCTGACGCAGTAGCGTACTGTCCCGATTCATCGGGACATGGAATCTGGCCCCGATCTCATCGGGGCCGCTACCGCGAAGGAATCTGGCCCCGATCTCATCGGGGCCGCTACTGCGAAGGAATCTGGCGGTCTAAAGACCGCCGTTACTGCTACGCTGAGGGCTGAAGGGTCCTATGGCCTATATCACTATCACGGAACTCAAGGACCTCATCACCGAGGAGGAGCTGATCCAACTCACGGATGATGAACGCGCCGGGACATTAACGGCGGCGGCGCAAGCGCGGGTGACGGCGGCAATCGAAGCCGCTTCCGCCGATATCGATGCCTACGCCCGGGGACGCTATGCTACGCCGCTTGCCACCTCCGTCAAAGTCAAGCAACTGGCTCGGGCTTTGACCGTGTGGTATCTCGACCAACGCCGCCGGCAAATCCGCGCGGATACTCAGACAGCTTACGATGCGGCGTTGGTATTTTTGAAAGACCTGGCCGCGGGCCGCGCCCAACTCGATCAACCCGTAGGCGCGGCGCCGCAGTCCGATGCCCAGCAAGTGAGGACGACGGAGAAGGAGGAAGTTTTCTCGGAGGATAACTTGGACAAGTTCTGAAGGGAATTGATGATTGGTGATTGCTGATTGGTGAATGAAGATTAAGAACCAATCGAAAATCACAAATCACAAATCACAAATGGCTCAGCCGGTTTTCAAGATCAACGCGACGGAAGCTCTGGGAAAGTTCGCCAACCTCGCTGGGGCGCTCCAGAACAAAGCCCCGGTGCTGCGCATCCTGGGGAACCTGATGGTGCGTTCGGTGATGCAGACGTTTCGTGAAGGTGGCTCGCCGGCGGGCTCGTGGCGCGCTCCGCTCGGGGGGTCGATCCGAAGCCAGTACGAAGCGCGGAAACGGAAGAAAGTCGGGCCGTTGACGAAGCGGCAGCAGGCGGCATCATACGGCAAGACCCTTGCGGGGGCGGATACGGCCGCATTCTCGCGTTTTGCCGGGGCCAAGAAAATCCTGATCACCTCTGGCATGTTGATGCGCAGCGTGACGTTTGCGGTGGATTCGGACGCCAGCCTGGTGCGCGTGGGATCGAATCTGAAATACGCGCGCATCCATCAACTCGGTGGCGTGATTGTGCCCAAGAGCCGGAAATTCTTGCGGTTCCCGATTGGCGGCGGGCAGTTCATGTTTGCCAAAAAAGTGACCATACCGGCGCGGCCGTTTCTGGTACTCCGTCCAGAGGATCCAGCGCGCTTGGCGGAAAGCGTCCGCGATTATCTGATGGCGAGATTCGGGAATCCCGCCGGGGCCGGAGAGCAGAAGGCATGAGCAAAGCGCGCATTGACGATATCGAGGCAGCCATCATTGCCGCCATCCAGGCTGACCCTACGCTTTCGGCCTACATCCCGGCCAATCAGGTGCAGACCCTCAGCGAGCGCAACGTAGATTTCCGCAACGAACAGGTGATCATTCTGCCCCCGGCCGTGTTGGTCTACTACCTCGGTGGAAGTTACCAGCCCAAGACCAACACCTGGAAACTGAATCTAGCCGACGAACCGTTTGCTTTGTTGGCTGTGGCGCGCAATCTACGCGGGGCCAAAGATGCCAAAGAAGGTGGAGTGGGCGGAGAAAAAGGCGCCTACGAGATCCTCGAAGATTTGAAAACGCTCTTTGCCGGGAAGCAATTGACGGTAGCTGTCGGCGTAAATATTTCCTGCCGCCTGGTAGGCGCGGCCTTCGAGGGTCTCGGGGCGAATGGCAGTTTGGTGTACAGTCTCCAGATTGTTTGTCAAGGCATCTGGGACAATGCATAAGGAGCAACGATGGCGAAGCACGCTCAGGAAGATTTCGTTTGGGTGCGGCCGAAGGCCGATTACGGCAGCGTCTCAATTACTGCCGGACGCTTGCATTGTTCGGCCACCCGGCAAGCCCCCGCGCGCCTGACGCGCGCGGAATGGGAGGCAGTATTCCAGCACTACGAGACGCTGGAAATTACGGAGATGCCGGCGGCGAAGCCGGAAAAGTTCGAGCCTAAGACCCCCGCTCGTTGAGTCGAGAGAAGGGGAGAAAGAAAAGGAGTGAATCATGGAAGTCATTCGTGGCGGAGATCTCAGAATCGCTTTATCGCACAAAGCGCGCACGGCCTACGGGACGGCGTTGGTGGCAGGCGATTTAACGGGCGGGAAATCCTACCGCCCGGCGGCGGCGCTGCTGCCGGAAATCACTCGGCGCTTGGCGCGGGAAGGCAATCTGCCGTTCAGCGGGCACGAATTCCCGCTGGCGGCCAATGAATACGAAATACAACGCGACCTCAGTTTCAGCCTCAATTTTGATGGGGCGGATTCGTTTCTAGTCGCTTGGGCGGCAGCGTTTGCCTTGCAAGATATCTCGAGCTCCCAGGAAGGCACCACGAGCCACTACACGCATACCATCAAGCCCTCCGATCCCCTGGGAGCCGCGGGAATGCAGGCGAAAGTGACAGACGTGTTCTTTGATTCCGGCGGCCCAGACGCTACACGACGCAAGAGCATTCTCACCGCCCTGGCTACGACCCGCTTTGCCGTCTCTGGACGCCTCGGGCAGCTCGTCTCTCTAGCCATCGATTTCCTCGGTGATGGTGGGGAAGACACGAGCACCGCCGTATCGCCCTTACCAGCGCTGGCCGCGGAATATTTGATGACGGGCCAACGGGTCAAACTCGAACTCGGAGATAAAGGCGGCGCGCTCACTGACTATACCGACCGCCTGCGTGAGTGGGCTTTCACTTGCGACCAGCAAGTGGACTCCGAAAATGGCTATATCCCGGACATCACAGCGGGCAAAGGTAAGCTCCGACAGCAATTGCGCTTCGTGCGCCGCGCATTCTCCTTCGACTTCTCGCTCTTCGCCAATCGCGCCAATACGGATATCCGCGATCGCGTGCTGGCCCAGACGCAAAGCGCAATTAAATTAACCGTGGACAGCGGGATTGTGGCGGGCACCGGGGCGAAGAACCACGGGTTCGAGATTTCCATCCCCGCCTGCCGACTGCACGAAGCGCCTTACGATTTCGATGATGCCGGGGCGTTTTACAAGGTTTCCGTGCCGAGCAATCAGATTTACAAAGACGCCAGCATCGCCGATTCGCCGGTGAAGATTACGGTCGAGAACGTTCAGGCTAGTTATTTGGCGTAGATGGTTCTGCCCCCGATTTCATTGGGGGCAGGCTGCGGGCCTGCCTTGCCAACCAGGGCCGCATTCCTTCGGGCCTTGCTTCCCGGAGATTGGTTCACAGCCAGCCTTGCTTCTGGCTGAAAAAAGAAAGTGGTGAATCAGCTCTAAGGAGGAAGGCCATGCAGGAAGAAGTCAACAGTCAACGGTCGATAGTCGACAGTACCGAATCCCGAGCCCCGAGTCCCGAGCCCCGAACTTTCTGGATCTCTCGGTCGCGGAGCGCATTGTTGCGTTGCGTTTGGGCGAGAAGAAAATCGTGCACATTTTCGCTCCGCCTGCGGCGGATGATTGGATCGAATACGAACGGACCCTACGCCCCACGGTCATCTTTTCTGCCGAGAGTATCGAGACGCGCCTGGCAATCGAGAAGGCCAGCGACGCCCTCTGGCGCCGGCGCATCCTGCGGGTAGAGGGATATCCATTTGACGCAACAGTAAATTGGAAGGAACAGATACCGCTCCAGCATCGCCGCATGGCGGTCGCCGGGCTCGATCAGGTTCAGGCCGCGGACGATCAAGACATCCTGGGGGACAGTGAAACCGTGGCCGTGCGGCTCGTGGCGCGTTGGAATGGCGCGGTCTACGAGCATTTGGTGCATCGGTTTCGCCGGCCGGGGATCGAGCATGAATTGCGCTTTCGCGAGGCTGCCAGCCGGCGCGCCCTGACGGGACGGCGCCTCGGGGGAGTCAAGCGGCCGCAAGACGAACCAATCGAGCAAATCACCTTGCCCTCCCTGCCGACGCTGGTTGCTTTGTACGATGAGTTGATTGTGGCCGTCGAAGGCTACCGAGTTCCGAGCCCCGAGTCCCGGGTCCCGAATCTGATGGACGTGCCACACAAGGCGGCCGCAGTGCGCGCGTTACTGGCGCGGGAGGAAGTCGAATTACTACCGCTCGAGGAGAAAGAGGCTGGGGAGAAACACGATGCGTGAAGTTTCCCACGACTTTGAAGGGCTGCGGGAATATGCCTACGCGCAACTTGCTTCGGGGTCGGCCCGTCCGTCAGGCCAGGGACCAGGCGGGCCAGGCATCCCGGCGGCTTATGCCGCTTGGCTCGCCTTTCTGTTTGAGTTGGAAGCTGCTGTGAGGGCGAATCCTGAACTGCGCGGGCGTCTGCGGGCGGATACGGCCCGCGGTCTGGCGGCGGTCGAACAAGCGCGGATGCGGTTCCTCGCGGAACGCAAACCCTGCCCGCGTTGTGGCGCTCTGACGATCTCGAGCTTTATCTGCGAGCACTGTGGGGCCCGCCTGGGCGGGCAGGCGCGCCTCGGATCGTCATCCAAGGGGCAGACCCGCTGAAAGCTGAATGCTGAAGCCTGAGCGCTGAATAGGGAACGTAATTATGGGCGGAAGTCAGTTCGAGATTTTCGGTGAAGTCAGACTAGACACGGCCCCAGCCGCGGCGGGCGTGAAGCAGGTATCTTCGCAGATTCAGGGACTGGCCCAGAGCGGCATTGCGGGGTTCGAACGCGTCCAGCAACGCGTGATCGATTTGACAAAGCAGATCGCACAACTGCGGAACGAAGCCCTCAAAACTTCCGACCCGGCTCAACAGCAACGGTTGAATGCCGCGCTGGGGCAAGCGCAAGTACAACTGAAGGCGGCACGCACCGAAATGCACGGGATGAACATGGCAACGGGCCAAGCCTATCAGACTGCGAGTCTGCTGGCCGGGACGTTTGGCGTGCAGATCCCAATGGGGCTGGATCGAATTATCGCCCGGTCAGGACTGGTGCAAAAAGCTCTCGGTGCCGCGTTTACCGGCGCCGTGGTGGGTTCATTGGTCGTGCAGATCGGCCAAGCGATCGCCCAGACAGAGACGTTCGAGAGAGTTCTGCATTACTTCGGCCTCCTGACAGAGAAAGACAAGGAGAACCGAGCCATAGCCACCGCACAGGAACAGAAGGCGACGGACGATATTATCAAAAAGCAACAGGACCTCAAGGTAGCGAAGGCCCAAGGAATCGACAAGACCAAAGCCGAGGGCGAGGCTGCGGTGTGGATGCTCCGCGCCGAGTTGCAACACCTCGGGTATCTCGATCAGAGCTACAAAACCCGGCTTATAGCGCTCCAGCAAGCCATCAACCTAGCGAAGGAAAACACTGAGGTTCAGAAGCGGGCGCGCGAACAGGTGACCCTCCTCGCTGGTTCTGAATTGAAACGTGCCGAGCTGAGCGCCACGGCCGAACAGAAGATCCAACTCCAACTCGCGGAAGAAATCCGCAAGATCAAGGAACTTGAAACCTTCCGGGAGATTTCCCATCGTGATGCCGAGGCACGCCGCATCGCGGCAACTCGGCTGGCCACCGCGCAGATTATGGCCGCGCACGACCAGGAAATGCGTGCCTTGGGCGAACTGGGGGTCGCCGCGAATAGGGCCTATGTTGGCCTGGGGGATACAGCCCGGCAGGCTGAGAATGCGGCGGCTCTCGCAACGGCAGAGGGTGTGGCCAAGCAACACGAGGCACACCGCAGCTTCTTTGATTTTACTACGGGCCTCAGTGTTCAGACGTTGCGGATTCAGATCGACCAAAGCGAGCAATTGATGGCCCTCGATCGCCAGGTTGCGGAGGCCAAGAAAACGCTACAAGGGAAGGAATTCGCGAACCTGCAGGAACAACTCGCGGCAGAAGGGGCACTCGACAAACAGGCGGCCGACGCGCGGGTCGCCATTGCCACACGCGCCGGGGCCGAGATGGCAGTGGCACAACAGGATGCCCTCCAGAAAACTGCGGGACAGATCGAATCGTTTATCGACCGGGTATTTCTCACGGCGCGGTCGCTCTCCGACGTCTTCCATCAGTTCCTCATGCAGACTCTCGGCTCGTTTGTGAAGTGGATTTCGCAGATGCTGGCGTCGTGGCTGACGGGCATCCGCCAGGCGACGGCGGGCGCCGCGGGCGGCGGGATAGGTGGCGGGGGCGGCGGTCTGCTGGGATCGTTGTTGGGCGGATTATTCGGCATCGGTGGAGGAACTCCGGCCCTGGCGGCGGCCACAGGCGGGGCTGGGGCAGCAGCCTGGGCTGGCGCGCAGGGTCTGACGTTGCCGGGCGGGGGATATATCCAGGGAGTTACCGGCCCACTCGAAGCAGGAGCAATTGGCACCTTGGGAGGGGGAATTCCCCAGGCCGTAGGCGGCGCGGCACAGGGCACGTTGGGCACGTTGGCATTTCATCCAGGGCAAGTTCTTGCCGGTCTGCCGACTATGTTGGCCGGGATGGGGATCCTCGGTGGGATTGGCCTGGCGG